CAGATATCTTCGGCGGCGGCTTTGACCCTTTTGGACATCGCTCAAATCCGTTTACTGATATCTTTGGACGACAACTTCGAAAGAATAAAGACTTGAATATTGCTTGTCATATTTCGTTGTTAGATTCCTTTGTTGGCAAACAACTAGAAGCCAACTTCAAACTGCCGAGCGGTAAACCACAGACTGTTATTATTAATGTTCCGGAAGGTATTGGACACGGTGAAACTATCCGTTATCAAGGCCTAGGTGATGACAGCGTTCCGCAGTTACCTCGTGGTAACTTGAATGTTACAATTCTTATCAATCCAGATCCTGACTTTAGAAGAGAGGGCGATGACTTATACACATCAGTACGCATTAGCCCAATCGAAGCAATGATCGGTTGCCAAAAGCAAGTTAAAAAGATTACCGGTGAAACTATGATGCTTGACATTCGAGCAGGGGTCGGACACGGTACTGAATTTGCCAGCAACGGTAGTGGATTTTTGAATGTGCATAACAAACGAAAAGGACGCTTTGTTACTGTGGTTAACATAGTAACTCCGGCTATTACCGATCCAACTTTGATTGCCAAACTAAAAGAGCTAGACAGTCAAATTAACCCACCAAAGTAATTTGACATTTAGATCAAATTACTTTATAATTAAACATACTTTACAAAAGGAAGCCTAATGGTTGAACCAAGCGACAATTTACAAGCGGTATTTGAAAAAGCAATTGATACCGCTAAAAAACTACACCACGAATATCTGACAATTGAGCATTTACTTTTTGCCATGCTATTGGAAGATTCGTTCAGTAACACAGTCACTGGTTACGGCGCGAATACAGACGAACTTAAAAAGAACCTTAGCGACTACTTACAAAACAAGTGTACTGAAATTGCCACTGAAGATGTAGTAGTCAAGCCTAAGAAAACTCAATCAGTTGAGCGTGTTCTAAATCGTGCTTTCACACAAGTATTGTTTAACGGTCGTCAACGCATTGAACCTACAGATGTGTTCCTTGCTATGATGGCAGAGAAGCGTAGCTGGGCACATTTCTATATTGCTCAAGCAGAAATCGACAAAGAAAAGTTTGCTGACTACTTGAACACAAGTGGAGATGCTGTCGACGAAGTTGAACCTCGTGATACAGGCAGTGACAAAGCATTGCAACAGTTCACAACTAATCTTAACGACGATGTTAAGAAAAACAAAATTGATCCAGTTATCGGTCGAGTTGAAGAACTTGAGAATGTTGCGCTGGCAATGGGTAGACGCAGTAAGTCTAATGTAATCCTTGTTGGAGATCCTGGTGTGGGAAAGACGGCTATAGCCGAAGGTCTTGCCTACAACATAGTTAAGGGCGCAGTCCCAGATTTCCTCAAGGATTACACAGTCTACAACCTAGACATTAGTGCTATGCTTGCTGGTAGTAAATACCGCGGCGACTTTGAAGATCGTTTCAAACAAGTTATCAAGAGCTTAAACAAGAAAGGTAAAACAATCTTGTTTATTGACGAAGCACACATGATCAGCGGTGCTGGTTCAGCAGGTAACAGTGCTAATGACCTTGCCAACATGATGAAGCCTGCTCTAAGCAAAGGTAACATCAAAGTAGTTGCATCAACTACTTGGGAAGAATATCGCAAGCACTTTGAAAAGGATCGTGCATTGATGCGCCGTTTCCAACGCATCACTGTTGACGAGCCTACACAAGATATGGCATTGCAGATTCTCAAAGGTATTAAGAAATACTACGAAGGCCACCACAATGTTAAAATCAAAGATGATGCATTACAAGCGTCAATCAAGTTGTCAGTTAAGTATCAAACAGACAAGAAGTTGCCAGATAAGGCAATTGACTTGATCGACTTGGCTTGCTCACGCTTTAATTTGAAGTTGTCCGACGAGCGAGTAGTAACTGAGCGTGAAATCCAGTTCGAGCTTGCTAAGATGATTAATTTGCCAGAAGAGCAAGTTATGGAAACTGAAAGCAACAACCTTGCTACCTTGCAAGACAAATTGCAAGCACAAGTGTTCGGACAAGACTTGGCTGTACAAGAAGTAGTCGATAAGATTATGGTTGCACAGGCTGGATTGAAGTCAGAGAACAAGCCAGTTGGTAGCTTTGTATTCATGGGTCCAACAGGTTGTGGTAAAACAGAAACTGCTAAAGCACTGGCTAAGAACTTGGGCGTTAAGTTGTTGCGCTTTGATATGTCAGAATATCAAGAGAAGCACAGTATCTCTAAGCTAATTGGTAGCCCTCCAGGTTATGTTGGCTTTGAAGAAAACGCTGGTTTGTTGATTACACAGATTCAAGAGAACCCTAACGCTGTTCTGTTGTTTGACGAAGTTGAAAAGTCACATCCAGATGTTAGCACAGTATTGTTGCAGATGATGGATAACGGTTTTGTTACTGGTTCAAACGGTAAGAAAGCTGATTGCCGTAACTTGATCCTTATCTTGACTACAAACGCTGGCGCACAAGATGCTGAAAAGAATCAAATTGGCTTTGGTTCACAAAGCAAAGAGTACACTAGCAAAGATTTGAACAAGTTCTTTACGCCAGAGTTCCGTAACCGTTTAGATGGCATCATGACATTTAACAAGTTGGGCAAGGACTCAATGGCTAAGGTTGTTAACAAGTTCTTGGACGAAGTCCGTGAGCAAGTTAAAGAGAAAGGTATCCGTATTAAGGTCAACAAAGAAGCTACTGATTGGTTAATCGAGAAGGGTTTTGATCCTAAGATGGGTGCTCGTCCATTGCAACGAGTTATCGACAAAGATATCAAGCGAGATCTTGCTCGTATGATGTTGTTTGGTGACTTAAAAGCAGGCGGTTGGTTGACTGTTACTGTAGAAGGCGATAAATTGCTATTGATTGCTAAGCCTAAAGCTACAAAGACACCACTACTAACCGTAGATGCAACGACCGAAGATGTTGTACAAGACAACTAATCGGTTATTCAAAGGCACATATCAGTACAAAATAGTATTGATATGTGCTACTGCTTCTATGTTTAGAAGCGGGGATATGGAGTACACTCTAGCACAGTTGAAGAAGGTGATAATAAATCCGTCATATCACAGACCGCGCTATACTCAAGAAGATTTAGATTACGGGTTTCAATTACAAACCTGTTTATCTAAAATGCCAGACATTGAAATTAGGGTTGAAAGCCCTTGGATTAGCGTCTACACAAATAATATCAAATATATTGATCAGTTAAAAGCAATAGATGAGAGTAAGGTCAAATACATCTCCACTCCTCCTGCTAATAGATCTCTTGATATTGGCACGATCATTATGCCTAAGGTAGACTTTGAATTCCGTGTTACTTTAGGTAAAACTACATCAGAACATAGCAACTTTGTACAGTGGGCTGAAAATAGCAACAAGCTAAGATTAACCAAGAGCTGTAAGAAGGATCTGTTGAAACAGCGCAGTTGGGGCGGAACACACTTCTACATCACCGGTGATAATACCTTACTGATGGCAAAAATGCACTTAGGCGGCTCTATAGCAAAGATAGAGCGCATTATCAAAGCATAGTCTGTTGATCGTAAAAGCGATAAATACTCTAACCGCAGAATATTCTGCTGATATTGTATAACGGACTTAAAAATGCGTATAAATGAACTATTAGAAAGCGTCGAAATAGATTTAGATAATAAGGGCGAGCACAACGACCGCGATGAGCTCGACTATGACCTAGCTGACGATCTAGTATTCTTCATGAATCATAATGATGATGTATATCGTCGTTACACATTTCCCGCTGTGACTAAGTGTTTAGATCGTATCAACGCAAACAAAAACACTCACCCTAGCCTTTTTAAAATTGCTGTACTACAGAGTTTTAAAGATTATGCTAACGAGTATCCTGATCGTAAACTTCCAGAATCTCTAGATGATAAATTATGTTTGGCAGCTTGCAAAAAGATCCATGAGGAAACTTGCAAACATGCCGAAGAAGGCAAGTATAAGGACTAATTGTGTTACTAAGAGAATTGTTTTATCGTGAGGCTAAAGAGGCAGTTAAAGATGACAGTATGGAAAAATACGGTCGTCCGTTCAACCACCCAGAACATCTAGTCTTTTTTAAAGGTAGTGCAGGCACACTAGAAGCACTACAACACTTTAAAGAGATCGCAGAAGAAGCCGAAGGTAAAACTACTGTCCGTCGCAAGTGGGACGGCAATCCTCAAGTATATTGGGGCAGAGAAGAAGCTAACGGTCCTTTAATTCTAGCAGGACACAATCAGTGGAGTAAAGGTGTCAAGGCAACTACTCCTGCACAAGTACACGATTTTATCCTTAATCAAAGCGGCAATCCTAAGACTCCAGAAGAATTTAAAAAGCGTGAAGAGTTTGCCACAAACTTTTCAAACCTGTATCACTTATTTGATGCCGCTACGCCTGCAGACTTTGTAGGATTTGTTTACGCTGACAACTTGTTCGGTGTTGAGCCAGGCAATCCAAAACGACTATCTCCTCCTACTAAAGAATATCCATCCGGTGTATGGAACTTTGCACCTAACCCTAAATCTAAGACAGCCTATCATGTTGATGCCGCTAGTGAATTAGGTCAGCGTATTAGTAAAGCACAAGTAATGGTAGTAGGACATGCTACATTTCCACGATTCGGAGCAAGCGATAGGGAACAACAACCACTAGACGACTTTAGTATGTTTAATGGTACAGACGGATTAATCGTACAAGGTCCTATCTATACAGACACTGCTCCAGACTTTGACACTACCCCGGTTGATGAAATGATCAACTATGTTAACGAGCATGGCGCAATCATTGACAGCTTCTTAGGCAGTTTACCTGACCCAGACAAGAACGGAATTTTATATCCATTCTTTAATCAGATGAGCAATTTACACGCCGCTGGTAAACAAGACTTCGGTAGCATTAGTGGTACAACATTAATGAACTGGATGAAGCAGAAGGGTGTCAGTGAAAAGAAACAACAACACATCGTTAATATGTCGCAGGCTAATCCAGGCGGATTAGATGCAATCTTCTTCCTTATCAAAGGAATTAGAGATATGAAAGACACTGTTGATGCTAGTATTAAAGCACAACCTCGTAAAGAAATATGGGATTCAAACGGCGAAGGCCATGTACGCTATGCGCAGAAGAATCACAAGTACGGTAATATTAAAATTGTCCCAACAACATGGGCACCAGGGGCACTAACAGCATGAAACTAAGACAGCTATTTGAAAATATCTATGAAGAAAACGATAGTGGTGAAGAGTTTGATAACTCTTTGAAAACTATTGGTGTTTGCTTTGGGCGTTGGAATCCTCCACACAAAGGCCACAAGGCAGTATGGCAACATGCCGCTAGTAACTCTATTTGGTATGTAGGTACTAATCAAAGCACAGCTGGTCCTAAGGATCCACTTCCATATGATGTTAAACTGCAATGTATGCAAGCAGTATGGCCTAAGATTGCTGGACATGTTATTCCAGAACAAAGTTTGTTAACATTAGCAAGTCGCATCTATCAAGAACACGGCGGCAATGTTCACTTAAAAGTTTACACCGATGAAGAGTGGTTATACAAAGCATTATCACAATACAACGGCGTTGAGAAAGAACACGGCATGTACAAGTTTGTACAAATCGACTGGGTTAAAACTGAACGTCTAGCAAGCGCAACAAACTTAAGAGCCGCAGTTCGTACAGGTGATCGTAAATCGTTTTACCACGACATGGGCATTAAGCCTAGCGTAACATTAGATATTAAAGGAAAACAACTTCCTGTATTTGATGTTGTAGCATACTACTTAAATCAATACCCAGAAAAAACTAAGAAGGCAGTTGCAGAAGCATACGATCACAATGCTCCATTTAATGCCGCAGACTTTAATCGTCACATGGCACAACTAAGAGCACGAGAAGAGTTAAAGAAAACAGATCCGATGAAGGCATTGGTAGCTGGCATGATCGACGACGAGCGTGAGAAAGAGCGTTTAGCTAAACGCAAGAAGCCTGACGATGATTCTATGAGCATCAACGATCCGCGTCACCCAGGTTGGAGCTATACAGAGATTGGGCAGCGCCATCACAGTGTTGACGAAGGCGAAGTTGTTAAGTTTCCTAAGAAGCATAAAGGTGACATAAGTGATATGCACAGTTGTCCAAAGTGCGGCGGTGACTTACAAGGCGGCAAGTACATGGGACATCAAGTTCAAGTATGTATGCCATGCAAGCAAGTGTACCTTCCACCTAACAGTGGTATTGACCATAACGGCAACAAGATTCAAGACGAAGGTGTGGCGGAAGGCTCAGGCGGAGTTAGCGTCAGACAATGGGCAAATCAAGTTCGCAAAGACCACGGCTCTAATGTTAAGTTTAAAAATCGTCAAGAAGGCGGTGGTGCAGTTGACAGCGTAATTGCTAAAAACAGCCAAGGTGAAACAGTCGGTGTGTATAATCGCAAGACTGGTTACCCTACTGTATATGAGCCAACACAGAATATCGACGAGATTGCAGGTGCGTTCCCAAGTCCAAGTACTAG